GCAGATGATTTTAATGGTAGTAAGCGATGCGGTACTTCTATTCTTACTACAACCAAAGCCTTACAAGATCAGTACATAAGAGATTTTGACGATGTAAAACCTCTTAAAGGTAAAGGTAGCTATATTTGTAATATAGACGACCGTAGTACTGCTGATGCTGCTCCATGCGCTTTTAGTTCTAAACTGAAAAAGGAATGTTGGGATTGTAATCGGTGTGATTATTATGAATCAAGAAACAAATCGATTGCTGCTAAGATTAGTATTGAAAACTATTCGAGCTTTTTTCACAAACCAGATCATTTAAAAAACAGACAACTTATTGTATGCGACGAAGCATCGGAGTTGGAAAACGTTATTGTTAGCCGGTATAGTTGTAGTATTGAGTGTGGTAAGTTGAACAAGTACGGTTTTAGTTTACCGTATAGCACAAACCGAAAACGGTTTTACGATAATCTATGTACATTGTACTCTAATCTTGAAGCAAGGTATGTAGAGCTTTTGCGCATGCTAGATAAGCATCAAGATACTATTAGTGAAGATCGAAAGAAAGAGTTCAAATTTATTACCGACTTAAAAGGAGACTTAAGCTTAATCGCTGATACATGGAGTCAATCTGAATATATTATTCACTCTGTCTATGAACGTAATAAAAAATATATTAAACTAATTCCTAAAAAGATAGACAATTTAGCGCAGCATTTGTTTCAGTATGCAGACAAAGTATTATTAATGTCAGCTACGTTTGTTGATTACAAAAGTTTTATGAGAGGGTTAGGTGTACCCGAGCATGAGTACAAATATATAGATCTACCCTCAACGTTTGATCCAAAAAAATCTCCTATCTTATTTGGTAACTTTCATTTATCAAAAAAGAACTTAGAGAATAGTTTTCCTAAAATTGTTGGGTGTGTCAAGGAAATATTACAAGAGCATAAAAATGATAAAGGATTGATACATACACAATCTAATAAGATTACTAATATGCTTAAAGATAACATTAGATCAAAGCGTATTTTATATCGTATTCGAGGGGATAAAGATAATATAGATATACTTAACGAACATCTTAATACAGATGCTCCTACAGTTTTAGCAAGCCCTTCAATGAGTTTCGGGGTTGACCTTAAAGGAGACGCTGCTCGGTTTTGTATTATTATTAAATGTCCGTGGCCCGATCTTGGGGACGTTCGTATTAAGGAAATGTCAAAAAATAACTATAGATGGTATTCTAATAAGATGTTCACTACATTTATTCAGCAATGTGGTCGATGTACGAGAAACGAAAATGACGCTAGTATAACGTATGTATTAGACGCAGGTGGTATTAGAAAATTAGTTCCAGACTATCTTAATTTATTGCCAAAATATTTTATAGACCGGTTTGTTTAATAAATATTTATAATGAAAAATCAATACTATGGTTTTGAGCTGAAAGATATGATAAGGCAGTTTATTACTGCCTTTAATAGTATTGTAATAAACAGATATAACAAAAGTAAAACTGTTGTAGATCAGCTCAAAGTTGGTTTTTATTACGGACCTAAAGAGCGTGCACTTCATGATGTAGTCAATAAAGCGGGCTCTTTAAAGCTCCCAGTTGTTGCTGTACACTATACTTCTATTACTAGAGATCCAGATAGAGTCTTTAATAAGATCCCAGGGTTTTATTTTAGTAAAGCGCCAACGGTGAGTGGCGGTGCTCTTAATTCTGATCATTTAAAAACTCCATTACCAGTTAATGTTGGTATCAACATGTCTATTATGACAAAGTTTCAAACAGACATGGATCAAATTATTAGTAACTTTGCTCCTTATAATAATCCATATATTATAATGAGCTGGATTATACCTACATCTCAAAATTTAGCTAGTAATTATGAAATTAGATCAGAGGTTTTATGGTCAGGGGATATAAGTTTAGATTATCCCATTGAGGTATCTAGTACTCAACCTGCAAGAGTTATTGCTAATACGAGCTTTATAATTAAAGGCTGGTTATTCAAAGGACCTGCTGCTGAAGATACTAAGAACATTTTCACAATAGATCAAAAATTTGTCCCTGTGAGTGGGTTTGATTATGAGTAAATTTATAAAATACAATAGTACATTAACCGATGTAACGTCATTTAGCGCGAACTTTGAAACAAGAGAACTATCCGCTAGACCAGAGTTTACTGGTAATCAGTATACTACTCTTAATTCAGGTTTTTCTGCTATTCATACTCTCGAAGGATATAATTTTGATTCTGTAACAGATGTATTATTAAGCTGCACTGACAATACCCCACTATTCACTAGCGCATCTGGGTTAACAAGTGTGAGTGCGTTTAATTTTGATACAATATCTGGACTATCTGCTGCTTATCCAGAAGTAAGTGGGTATCCTACTACGACATATACATTAAATAACTATAACACGATGACAGTTACGTTTCCTACGGTAACTGCAACAGGTGTCGTTGATATCATAGCAGTAAATCAAGCAGGGTATGGTATTTTTAGTACTGACGTAGGATCAACTAGCGCAATAACAATTAATTAATATGGCAGACGACGGAAGAAAAGGAACATTCGGTAGAGGTTTACAAAAGTTTATAGCTAATAACTTACCGTATAGATCACCAGCGGCAATTATCGACGATGTTGCAGCAGAGAACCCTAAGTTTAAAGAGTTCTATAAAGCTGGCACGGTACGTAAAGAATTACTAGCACAACATTCTGTAATCGCCCCAAAACTACCAGAAGGTACACACCCTGTTGGTTCGTTTTTAGCAGATAAAGCCTATAACGAGCTAATGTACGCTACTTTAGATGTTGATAAATATCGTCGCATTAGAGATTATCGAACCATGTCTCAATTTGCTGAAGTTGCAGATGCGTTAGATGAAATTTGTGATGAGTTCTTAAATGAAGATGAGCATGGTAACATGATCACACTTGCTATGCGCAACGTAGTCGGAGATTTTGATCCGTTAGTAAGTAAGCAGTTACATTCAGAATTTGATAAATTTATTAATCTTTTTGATCTAAAAGAAAATGCATGGGAGTTTATTCGAAGTCTGTTAGTAGACGGTGAATTATATTTTGAAAATATTGTTCACGAAAAACATCTTAAAGAAGGTATCTTAGGTGTTATAAATGTACCTGTACAAGCTATTGACCCGGTGTATGATAATTATCAAAATATGCATGTTAAAGCATTTTTACTTCGTAAAGCAAAACATCATAAAGAAGCAGACGAACATCAAGATGGTTATACTGGGATGCAAGATAAAGACTTTATTCCAATGGAAAAAAATCAGATTACTTATATTAATTCTGGTACATGGAATGAAAATAAAACTTTCAGAATACCGTTTATTGAAAACGCCCGTAGAGCTTATAGACAGTTATCATTAATTGAAGATTCTATTATCATATATAGATTAGTTAGAGCACCGGAACGGTTAGTGTTTAATGTAGATGTTGGTAATATGAGCCCTCCAAAAGCAGAAAGTTATATTCGTAAATTAATGCAAAACTATTGGAGCAAAAAGGCATTTAGTTTAGATGATGATAAGAGAGTAAATTCTTTTAATCCTCAATCTATATTAGACGCTTATTGGTTTCCTAAGAGGGAAGGTAGTACTGGTACGGAAGTTAATACATTACCAGGTGGCCAAAATTTAGGAGAGCTACAAGACCTAGTATACTTCGTTAAAAAGTTATATAAGGCTCTTAAAGTACCAACCAATAGAGTAGATGTCGAAAATTCTCAATATAGCGCCGACGCTAATGTGTTGAGAGAGGAATTAAAGTTTGCTAACTTTATTGTTAGATTACAGCACCAATTTGCTAAGGGATTAAAAGACTCTTTTGTTACACACCTAAAGCTTAAAAATTTATGGAAACAGTATGAATTAAAAGAGAATTCTTTTGACTTACAATTCACACCACCTCGTAACTATTTTGAATTACGTAAGCAACAGATACTTGATCTTAAAGTTAACAACTTTAACACTCTTACATCTAATGAATCTATATCTAAAGGTTATAGTCAGAAAGAGTATCTTGGTTGGACTGATGAACAGATTAAAGCTAATAGAGAATGGCTGCGTAAAGACGCTGCATTACAGCATGAACTAGAAGGTATACGCAGCGGAGGCGCTGATTGGGCAGCTGGTGGTGGAGCAGCACCCGCGGGTGGTGGAGCTCCAGTTGGCCCTGGTGGCGAAGAGATGCCGCCTGATATGGGCCCTGATGCAGCACCAGATGCTGGTGGAGATGAAGCACCAGCTCCAGAACCAGTACCTACACCTGGCGGTGAAACTTCAGCGTTGCCGACATAAATAATTATGTGGCAACAGATACCTGGTCAGATTCATATTTAAGTGCAGGTGGCTTAGTATATTCTACATACTTAGCTAACCAAGTAACTTCCTTTCAACGATTATCGGATAGAATATCGTATGCTCTTGGTTGGCCTATTGTTAATCTAGAGTTACACGGTAATCAAGTATATACCAATATTGCTCATTCTGTAGAAATGTTTAGCAAATATGCTGGTTATACAGAAGAGCATTTAGTTTTTGATAGTGATAAGTATACTCGCGGTAAAGGCCTAGATATTGCTGAGTTGCTCACTCTCACTCCAGAGTTAACAGCAACGTATGAATCTACAATTGAAGTAACAACAAAAACTACTACCGAGGTCGCCACAACGACAGCGAAGAATTTTGACGCAGATAGCGAGGGTACATTTATTTCCCTATTTGAGTTTAATGTTGGAAACGCGGCTGTTGATCCATCAGAATATACCTTTACAGTAACTTTAAATGATTCTAATGCTCAAGTATCTAAAGCATTAGTAATAGCCGTATCAGGAGACACAGATAACAGTCAATCTGCTGATGTGAGCTTGACTCAATATGGTGACGTGTTCACAACATCAACTGAAATATTTGAAGTTAGTTCTATACCTGGGTTATCGAGCGAGCAAGTTGCTGGTAGTTATACTAATGCTGTTTCAGTAGGTATCGTGTTAGGTAGTGAAATGACAAAAGCTGGTTCAGTTAACGCAAACCGTAACGCAGTATCAACAGACGCTACTACTACACAACAATTAACAACCCAAAAACCTATTATTGGTAACTTCGATGATTTGACTAGACAAAAGCGAAAGGTTATAGATGTATATAGTCATGAAGAAGCTAGTAGTGATAGTTTGAATACTCTTTTCACTATCGAGCAAACATTAGCGCAACAAACATATTTTAGTTATGCAATGGGTAATTATGGTTTTGACTTAGTTAGCTGGTATATACTCAAACAGTGGTTAGAAACTCGAGGTAAAATGTTATCAACTCAACGATACTTCAAATTCGATGAGCGTACCCAGCATCTAGTATTAGTACCAGAACCTAAAACCGGTGAGCGTTTTTATGGTTGTGTAAGTTGTTATGTAGAAAAGCCAATAAGAGATATAATTAAAGAACCGTGGGTGTTTCAATATGCGTTAGCTTTAACTAAAATTACATTAGGTCGAGTTCGTGGTAAGTTTGGCAACGCTCAATTGTTTGGAGGTACAGGTCTAGATACTTCTATTCTTCAAGAAGGTTTACAAGAAAAGAAAGAGCTTGAAGAGATGATGACAACAGGTAGTACTACAGGATTCGGTGACGGAGCTCCTCCAATGTTTTTTGTAGGGTAATGGCTCTTCACAAAAAAGGTGATTTTAAGAAAGGTATATATCGTCCGATATATAAACAAAAGTTTTTAGGTAAAAAATTCCCACAATATAGAAGCTCGTGGGAGCTTCATTTTTTCAAATGGTGTGACTATAATGCAAACGTTTTAGAGTGGACGAGTGAAGGTATAATAGTTCCATATGTAAGTCCATTAGATACTAAGACCCATAGATACTTTGTTGATAATAGTTTAGTACTAAATGAACGAGGTAGTAAACGAAGATACTTAGTAGAGATTAAACCATACAGTCAAACTCAGCGTCCAGTAATGCGTGGTCGTAAGAAACAAAGTACGTTTTTACATGAGCAGGCTACATACGACGTTAACCAAGCGAAATGGAGAGCCGCTAAGCAATGGGCAGATGATCACGGGTATAAGTTCCTTATTTTAACAGAAAGAGAACTATTTAGCGGAAAAAGCGCAAAGAGATAATAAATAATTTATAAGATTATGTCATTTAAGTTACTTGTCGAAAAAACAGACCCGCAAGAGTTTGAGTATATTCTCGAAGAGAAGAATACAAAAGAAGCTCCGAGGTTATATATCAAAGGACCATATATGATGGCAGATGGTGTTAACAAAAACAAACGCGTATATGATCTTGATAATATGATCGAAGAAGTTGCGCGGTATGAAAAGGAAATGATTAAAGCTGATCGTGCAATGGGAGAGTTAAACCACCCAACTACAGCTGAAGTCGATCTAGAACGTGCTTGTCATATAGTAACTGAATTAAAACAAGAAGGTAATGTTTTCATCGGTAAAAGTAAAGTCTTACAAACTCCTTGTGGTGAAATTGTCCGAAAGCTCGTTATGGATGACGTTCATCTTGGTATGTCTTCAAGAGCTCTTGGTAAAATCGATCAAGATGGTGAAATTGGTAAAGTAACTGAAATGAAACTAGTAGCTATTGATTGTGTTGCTGATCCTTCTTATTCTGATGCCTTTGTAAACGGTATTTTAGAGTCAAAACAATGGATTTTAAATAAAGAAGGGGCCCTCGAAGAGCACTATGATAAGTTCGAAGATAGCTTAAAGAATTTACCACGTAAAGATGTTAATGATTTCTTAACGGAAAAAATTATTGCGTTTATCCGAAATATATAAGAAAAATAGCGAAAAGAATATAAATAATTAAGATGGACCAAAAACAAGACATCAAAACTTTTATCTCTAATGTAGTAGATAAAAACTATGCAGCTGCAAACAAAAATTTGCTGTCTGTTGTTAATGCAAAACTCAAAGAGAGGGTTGCAAAAGCTAAAAAGAAAAATTTATTTTAAGATCATGAGCAAGATATCTGATTTATTACAAGAAGTTGGGAAAGACGTTCTTACAGAAGAAAGTCTTGAGCAAATTGAAACAGTCTTTAAAGAGGCTGTAGACCAAAAAGCTGAAGAACGCGCTCAAATCGCGACTGAAGCAGCACTACAAGTACAAGACGACGAACACTCGAAGAAACTTGAAGAGCTCTTGGAAGCAATAGATAAGGATCACGCGAAAAAACTCGAGAAAGTTGTTGAGGCTGTTGATGCCGACAGAACACGTAAGCTCAAAAATATTGTTCGTAAGTATCAGACATCTCTTAACGAAGAAGCTAATGGCCTTAAAGATACAGTTGTTGAATCCGTTTCAGATTATCTTGACTCATATATTAACGAAGCGATTCCAACTGAGACAATTGAAGAAGCCACCAAGAATCGTCGCGCCATGGAGGTCTTAGAACAATTTCGTAAGACATTATCAGTAGATATGGTACTTGCTAATGAATCTATCAGAGAAGCCGTTAAAGACGGTAAAGCTACTATCGAAGAATCTAAAAAGCAAATTGCTGATCTTACCGAAAGCGCTGCTGATCTTAAAGTTCAGCTAGAAAGCACTCAGAAAGAATTATTCTTAGAGAAGAAGCTAGCTGGTTTTGAAGATAAGAAATCTAATTTCATTAGAAAGACATTTGCTGATAAAGAATTGTCTTTCATCGAAGAAAATTTTGACTACACAGTAACAATGTTTGATAAGAAAACTCAAGAAGCTCTTGAGGTTATCAAAGAAGAAGCTACTAAAGAGTGTAAAGCCCAGGAAGCTGAAGTAGTTGTAGAAGAGAGCTCATCTACACCTAAAACAGCGACCGAACTTTATGCTCAAGAGCTTGCAAACATGAGACTGTAAAGTAGTCTAAAACTACTGTTGAGGTATTAATTACCTGATTCTCCAATGCAAAGGAAAACAATAAACTGAAAGGAAATTATAAATTATGAACGAAGAAAAAACTCGTCCTAATCAAAACTATATCGATAATAATCGAGCTCAACAGTTGTTGGAGAAGTGGAGTCCTGTTTTGGACTATACCTCTGGCAAAGTTGATAAAATTGAAGACGCTCATACGCGTTTGAACACCGCCATCCTTCTTGAGAACCAAGAGGAATGGTGTATAAAGGAAGCCAACACGTCTGTTGACGGTTCGTTTGGTACAAGCATTAATAATGCTCAAGGTGGTGCTGGTTATGCCAACACTGATACATATGCTGCTGGTGATGCACGCTTGCCGAAGATTCTTATTCCGATGATTCGCCGTACATTCCCTGAGTTGATCACTAATGAAATCGTTGGTGTTCAGCCCATGAGTGGACCGGTTGGTCTCGCATTTGCTCTTCGCTATAAGTACAGCAATGAGAAGCTTGACGGTACATTCATTGCCGCTGGTACAGGTGTTGCACCTGCTTCTGGCGCATCTGGTGGTAACGAAGCCTCTACCGCTAAAGGCGGTCAAGGAAAAGGTGAGCTTGGTCATAACTACCTCGGTTCGTCTGTAACTGGTCAGTTGTCTGCTATGACAGGTGATCCTGGCTACGCAACATCTACGTTGTCTGCAGATTCGCCTTGGTTGTCTGCTGCCCAGCCGTTTAACGATGCTGACGAAGGTCTCGCTGCTCTTACAAGTTCTTTTGAGCTTGATAACGCTAAGAACGCTCCTACCGTTGAGCTTAGCTTCGAAAAGACAGCTGTTGAAGCTGGTACTCGTAGGTTAGGTGCTAAATGGTCGGTTGAGTTAGAGCAGGATCTTAAGAACATGAATGGTATTGATGTTGACGCTGAGTTGACCAATGCTATGTCTTACGAGATTCAAGCTGAAATCGATCGTGAAATGATCATTCGTATGATTCAGGCCGCTCTTAAGGGTGGTGAGCAAACTGGTTACACAAGTTTCCATATTGCTTCTGCTGATGGTCGCTGGATGGCTGAGCGTAATCGCGCTTTCTACCAGAAGTTGATCGTTGAGTCTAACAGAATTGCTGTACGTAACCGTCGTGGTTCTGCTAACTTTGTTGTTGCCACACCTCGTGTCTGTGCTATTCTCGAGATGCTCCCTGAGTTCTCTTGGATGACTGTTGACGGTAACGTCAATACACAGCCAGTTGGTGTTGCTAAGGTTGGTAACGTTGGTGGTCGCTTTAACGTCTATCGCGATACTCGTACCGAAGCTCAGTACAACTTAGGTAGTGGTGAAGCTGATCGCGTTGAGTACGCATTGCTTGGTTATAAGGGCCCTGAGTACTATGATACTGGTATCATTTACTGTCCTTACATTCCTGTAATGGTACAGCGTTCAATCGATCCTAATTCCTTCTATCCGAAGGTTGGTATGTTGACACGCTACGGTGTTGTTGATCACCTCTTCGGTGCTACAAACTACTACCACGTAGTGTTTGTTAAAGGTCTTGGTCAATCGTTTGATCCGACTGGTGACGCCGCTGTATACTTCTAATCTGAAGTATACATACAAATTAAGAGCGCCCGCAAGGGCGCTCTTTTTTTTGTATATGATGAATAAGGATTATTGTCTCAATGTCTTGATCCACGGAACCTTATGATCCCAAAAGAACTCATCAATCAAATATTCATGAGTAGTTCTAATAGGGTTAATGTCCCAACCACCTCGTCGTACATATAAACATGCTACCATAAGGGACCGTGGCTCAAAAGTATTATTCAATCTAGTGAAAATAGTCTCACATATCTCTTCATGAAAATGACACTCATCTCTAAAAGAGATAATATATTTTAACAATTCTTTATCAGATGGATGCTTAGTACCTTCAAGAGAGATAAACACATCACCCCAGTCAGGTTGAGAGGTAACACGACAGTTACTCTTAAGTAATGATGACATTACTTTATAAGGTTTATTAGTAGAGTTCAAATGCTTCGTCTCTAACAAGCTAGCAGTTTCGCTATATACATCTACATAATAACTCTCTGCATCAATCTCATCAGTATTTTCTAGTCTTTTATAGTTCTTATCTGTAAAAGGATTATCATTACTAAATGTATCACTTGTAGGAAATACAGTAACTCTTACATCAGTCTGAAGATACTTACTCAAGTCTTTGGAGGCTGTTTCTTCTAGATTCTTAACTACCTTATCAAATGTATCTCCCATCTTAGTCATATTGAATGTATTCCAATACAACTTCATAGATTTAGATTCAACGATATACTTACTATCAGAAGGATATACTACTTTAGCAACTCCACAAACAGGAACACCATTATTAGTTAATGCTGATACCTCGTAACCATTCCACACATCACAACCAATAAACGGTAAGCTCTTTTCTTTAATACCTAAGTGCTTACGATTACTCGATCGTGGTTCTCTCACTAACAGACTTGCATCATACTCAGCCTTATACTGACTAGATTGCCCTAAGTGCTTACTAATATTTTTATTATCTAGTTTTGACATCTTCAATAATCTCTATCATCTTATTATATCTACTCTCTACACTTCCTTCCAGTACATAAATATTAGGATACTTACCTAATATCAATTCTTCATATAGTTTGATAATTTGACTTCTAAAACTCTCACTCATAGATCTTTCTCCATCATTGATAAGAGGAACATCATACGGATTAGTATAGAAGATACAATCATACTTTTCTATATATCTACCTAATGCATAGCTAAATATTTTATCTACGAACTCATTTACTTTACCTTGTATTCTAAAATATCTAGTATAAACAAAACCATCTACTATACAGCGATCTAAGATATTGTTCATATTTTTACCACTATAAGTAAACAAATTTTGAATATGATCAGCAAAAATAGCTAACTGCGTATCATTATAGTTTGAACCATCGTCGTTAATCTCAAAACCACCACGACGGATACGCCTAGTAACCTCATCGACTGAGCCCCATGCATTTGACTCTAAGAATTCGCGCAACAGAGTAGTTTTACCACTACTCTGCGCGCCTGTAAAAGAAACTAACATTATTTACCCCAGACACCATTATCGACTATCTGAGCAATTTTGCAATATAAACTTGAATCTTTCCATGCATCTTGAATAGGTTCATTAGCAGCTTCAGCAGTACGTTTCTTAATGACGAGATTAATGAGTCTCTGTACTTTATCATTAACACGGAATACTAGTCCAGCTTTAGCAACTAAACGGCCATCCGGTTTAGATAAGTCCTGACCTACAGAAATATTAGTAGGGCCGTAATCGTACTGCTTATTAATAAATAGCTTGTATTCTTCTTCGAGAAGATCTCTCAACATTGCACATGTTTCAGGATAATCATTCTCTACTTCCGCCTTGATTTCAGTGTAATCTTTCATTTAAAAAATTTATCCAAAGTTTTGTAGATTCAACATGAAGAGCCTTTTCTAGCTCTTCATATGTATTAAAGTTATTATCTATAATTGCATTTGCAACAATAGGCCCATCATCGAGCTCGGGCGTTACCTTATGAATAACGCACCCAGCTCGATTATGTTTTGCTTCCCAAGCTTTTTTCTGAGGGTTAAAGCCTTTTAATTCTGGATAGATATCAATAGCACCAGGATGGCCATTATAGATGTTTGATGATCTAGTAAAGTCAGGAGGTAATATTCTCAGATAACCATGCAAAGTAACAAATACATCTTCTTTCCAATCATCATTAAGAATAGAATAGTTAAGAGCATCTGCTGCCTTAAGATAATCCATCTCTTTCGGCCATTTAGGTAATCTTACAAACGGAAGATCACCTGTTGATCTTTTATAGATTAATTCAATATTCGTCCCTGCGTCTTCTTGTCTATTAGACACAACAAGATCAGGCCATCTTTTTATCTGTTTAGAGATGTTTACAATTTCAGAACCAGTCTGACTATAAAATGCTACCC